AAAGTGACGGGCTTGTTGGGGGCAGTACTACGTCCATTAATCCCCACCAACAATCCCAAGATTTTTCAATTCACCAACAATCCCAAGATTTTCAAGAGCTGTCCTACCAGCAGGACACCACCCCCCTTGAAAGTGAGAGTCAGGATAGTGGGGAGGAAATTCCACAGGAAGTGGCCCCCCATGAAAAGGATTTGGGTTCCCATAAGGGGAGGGGTAAAAAGGAGAAGCCTATATGGAAAGATCCTAAGCGTTGGTATAAGGAGCATATAGGGGAGATTGAGATGGAGGATCTTTTGCCGAGGGAGGAGGCGAGGGATCGTATACAACAGAGGTTGAAGGAATGACGCCCGCGCAGAAGAATGTTTATCGGGTGATTAAGGAGTGGTGGGATATTTATAAGTTTGGTCCCACCTATGATGACATTCGGTTTTGTTTGATGCACGAGAGTAAGTCGTCGGTATGGAAGACGGTGAATAGGTTGGTGAAGAAGGGGTATTTGAAGAGGACGCCTGGGATGTCTCGGAGTATTACGGTGACGAAGAAGAATCCTGATGACGGAACTTAGGAAATACGCTCGGGCGGCGTTGAAGCATTTGCATCTCTTGACGGAAGAGGAGCAGGCGCTTTTGTTAGATGAGATTTCGTTGATGGAGCAAGAGGAGCTTAAGTTAGAGGCTCAAGAGAGATTCTTGCCGTTTGTGAAACGGATCTGGCCGGGGTTTATTGAGGGCTATCACCATAAGTTGGTGGCTGAGGCGTTTGAAGAGGTGGTCTTTGGGGATTGTAAAAGGCTGATTATTAATATGCCGCCAAGGCATACGAAGAGTGAGTTTGCGTCGTTTGCGCTGCCTGCTTGGTTCTTGGGGAATTTTCCTGATAGGAAAGTGATACAGACATCCCATACGGCTGAGTTATCGGTTGGGTTTGGCAGGAAGGTAAGGAATCTGGTTAATTCGGATGAGTATAAGAAGGTGTTTGATGAAGTGAAGCTTCAGCAGGATTCTAAAGCTGCGGGCAGATGGTCTACGAATAAGGGTGGTGAGTATTTTGCAATTGGTGTGGGTGGTGCTGTAACGGGTAAGGGTGCTGATCTTTTGATTATTGATGATCCGCATTCGGAACAGGAAGCTAAGTTGGCGATTCACAAGCCCGAGGTGTTTGATTCGGTGTATGAGTGGTATACGTCAGGGCCGAGACAGCGATTACAGCCTGGGGGAAGAATTATTGTTGTCATGACACGTTGGTCGTTGAGAGATTTAACGGGCCATGTGTTGAAGTCTAGTAGTACAAGAAGTGGTGATGAGTGGAAGGTGATTGAGTTACCAGCCATCATGCCTTCGGGGAGGCCTTTGTGGCCTGGGTTTTGGAAGTTAGAGGAATTACTTGCACTGAAGGGGGAGCTGCCGGTTAGTAAGTGGCAGGCTCAATATCAACAACAGCCCACAGCTGAAGAAGGCGCGATTGTTAAGCGAGAATGGTGGCAGCGGTGGGAGTCAGACAGACCGCCTGCATGTGATTTTGTGATTCAAAGTTGGGATACGGCGTTTTTGAAAAGTCAAAGAGCGGATTATTCGGCTTGTACAACATGGGGTGTGTGGACAACCGAAGACGGCGTGACGAATATTATTCTGTTAGATGCGTTTAAAGAGCGGTATGAGTTTCCTGAGTTGAAACAAAAGGCTTATGAGACGTATATGGAGTGGCAACCTGATGTGTTTTTGGTCGAAGCCAAGGCTGCGGGGAGTCCGTTGATCTTTGAATTGCGAAGAATGGGTATTCCGGTGAGCGAATTTACGCCTACCAAGGGTAATGACAAGATTGTCAGGCTGAATGCAGTGTCAGATTTGTTTGCTTCAGGGCGGATTTGGGTTCCTGAGCGTAAATTTGCAGATGAATTGATTGAAGAAGTTGCTGCATTTCCTGCTGGAGAGCATGATGACCTTGTGGACAGCATGACGCAGGCGTTGTTGAGGTTCCGCACGGGCGGGTTTTTAAGCTTGCAATCCGATGACGACGACCGTGAACCCGTTTACCATCGCAAGGTAGCTTATTACTAGGAATAATCATGGCAATGGAACCCGCACTTTACCCCGCACCGCTTGGTCTTGATGCTATTCAAGAAGAAGATAGTGCGATTGAAGTAGAAATTGAGAACCCTGAGTCGCTCAGTATCAGTATGGATGGGATAGAAATCACGTTAGAGCCAGAACGTGAGCAGCCCGAGGATCATGATGCCAATTTGGCTGAGTATATGGATGACCGAGAGCTTGCATCCATAGCTAGTGACTTGATTGATGACTTTGAAACAGATCAGTCGTCTAGAAAAGAATGGGTTGATACCTATGTCGATGGTTTAAAGCTCTTGGGTCTTAAGTATGAAGACAGAACTGAGCCGTGGCCTGGGGCTTGTGGTGTTTTCTACCCGATTTTGTCTGAAGCTGCGGTGAGATTTCAGGCCGAATCCATTATGGAGACGTTTCCCGCGTCCGGTCCAGTAAAGACACAGATTGTTGGGAAGTTAACTAAGGACAAAGAACAAGCAGCCGAGCGTGTCAAAGATGATATGAACTGGCGGCTGACGGAACAGATGCCTGAATACAGACCTGAGCATGAAAAAATGCTTTGGTCGCTGGCATTAGCAGGATCAGCATTTAAGAAGGTCTACTACGATCCATCGCTAGGCAGACAGGTATCCATGTTTGTCCCAGCAGAGGATATTGTGGTGCCTTTTGGGGCAAGTGACTTGCGATCTTCTCCTCGTATTACGCAGATCATGCGTAAGACCAAGAATGAAGTAAGAAAACTACAACATGCGGGTTTGTGGCGGGATGTAGAACTTGGTGAGCCTACAACAACACTTGATGATATTGAAAAGCGCAAGGCAGAAGAGCAGGGTATGTCTGCCACGATGGATGATCGCTACCGCATTCTTGAAATGTGTGTGGATATTGATCTGCCTGGATTTGAAGATTCAGATAAAGAAGGTCCGACCGGGATTGCACTGCCTTATGTGGTAACGATAGATAAAGGTACGAGCAAGATTCTTGCAATCCGCAGGAACTGGTACGCCGATGATCCGCTGAAATTAAAGCGGATGCACTACACCCACTATATATATATCCCAGGCTTTGGGTTTTACGGGTTTGGGCTGATTCATTTGGTTGGTGCGTTTGCTAAGTCCGGTACTTCGTTAATTAGACAGTTAGTGGATGCGGGCACGTTATCCAATCTGCCGGGAGGATTGAAGTCTCGCGGCCTCCGGGTTAAGGGTGATGACACACCGATTAGTCCGGGTGAGTTTAGGGATGTCGATGTTCCTTCTGGATCAATCAGAGACAACATTTTGCCGCTTCCTTATAAAGAACCCAGTCAAGTGCTTTATCAATTGCTGCAAACCATTGTGGCCGAAGGAAGAAGATTTGCTGCCACAGCTGATATGCAGATTTCTGATCTGTCTGCGAATACACCGGTAGGGACAACGCTTGCCGTATTAGAAAGAACTTTGAAAGTTATGTCTGCTGTGCAGGCAAGGTTGCACTACTCGATGCGCCAGGAGTTCAAATTACTGGCAGCAATCATTAGGGACTACACACCTGAAGAATATTCATACGATGTTGATTCCCCGATGGGTCGGCAAGTCAAACAATCAGACTACGACCATGTGGATGTCATACCTGTATCAGATCCTAATGCAACAACACTAGCTCAACGGGTAACGCAGTACCAAGCGGTGCTTCAGCTAGCCGCACAAGCCCCGCAGATCTACGATATGCCAGAGCTTCATAAGCGAATGCTTGGTGTATTGGGTATTAAGGATATTGATAAGCTGATTCCTGGATCAAAGGATCAAACGCCAAGAGATCCGGTGTCGGAAAACATGTGCATACTTAATATGCAGCCGGTTAAAGCATTCATGTATCAAGATCATGAAGCGCATTTAGCTGTTCATATGGCGGCATTGCAAGATCCGATGTTAAGACAGATGACGCAGCAAAACCCGATGGGTGGACAAATGATGGCTGCGGCGATGGCTCACGTTAATGAACATCTTGGATTCTTATATCGCAAACAACTTGAAGAGCAATTAGGCGTGCCACTTCCCCCGCCGGATGAGCCTTTGCCTGAAGACTTTGAAGTGGAGTTATCAAGGCTTGTTGCCAAAGGAGCGCAGCAGCTGCTCCAGGTACATCAAAACCAAGCTGCTCAACAACAAGCTCAAGAGGCACAACAAGATCCGGTTGTGCAAATGCAGCAAGCCGAACTGGCAATTAAACAAGCCCGCGAGCAACGTGAAGCCATGAAAGATCAGGCTGAGATGCAGCTCAAGGCACAAGCACAACAAGACAAGGTAAGGCTAGAAGAACAGCGTATAGCCAGTCAAAACGCTATAGCCGAGCAAAACATCGCAGCCAAAATGATTGATAAAGCAGTGGATATTCGCCGGGGTATGTAATGGATTACTATGAAGCGTTGGACTTAGAACTGAGAAAGCATATTAGTTATTTAGAAGGACAACTCTCGCAAGGGAGCATGAAATCATTTGATGACTACAAATTCGTCTGCGGCCAGATTCAAGGTCTGATGGTCGCAAGGCGCACTAATGAAGACCTTGCAAATAGAGCGAAGGAAAGAGATGACGGATTTATCTGAATTAGAAACACCACAAGCCACGCAACTCCCAAAGCCAACTGGCTACAGGATGTTATGCGCTTTACCAGAGGTAGAGGACAAATTTGCCAACGGTATTTTGAAACCTGATGCACTGACAAAGCTGGAAGAGTTTAGTACGGTTGTGTTGTTTGTTTTAAAGCAAGGCCCAGATTGCTACAAAGATCCAGCCAAGTTTCCCACGGGGCCGTGGTGTCACGAAGGTGATTTTATTTTGGTCCGGGCTTATTCAGGCACGCGATTCAAGATTCACAATAGGGAATTTCGTTTGATTAACGACGACACGGTAGAAGGTGTCGTGCAAGACCCACGCGGATATAGCCGCGCATAAAGGAGCCGTCATGGCAGCAGAGCAAGAAGGAAAGATTGAAGTAGAAGTAGAAGGCGAAGGTCCGTCAGAAATAGAAATTGTTGATGACCGACCAGAAGCGGATAAAAATGCGACGGCGTTAAAAGCTGATCCATCAGACATTCCTGAAGATGAGATTAAGAATTACTCAGATAATGTCAAGAAACGTATCCAGCATTTAAAGCATGGCTATCACGATGAACGACGAGCCAAAGAAGAAGCGTTTCGTGAACGAGAAGCGGCTATTGCTTATGCAAAACAAATTGCAGATGAGAATGAAAAGCTTAAAGAAAAGCTGACTAATGGCGAGTCAACGCTTATAAAGACGATGCAGTTTGCAACAGAGAAAGAGGTTGCAGAAGCGGAACGCAGCTATAAAGAAGCGTTAGAAAGCCAAGATAGCGACCGCATTTTGCAAGCCCAAAAGGCTTTGAATGTTGCTATGTTGAAGTCAGAGCGGGTTAAAAACTTTAAGCCACAAGCGGCGCAGCCACAACAACAGTTGCCGCAACAGCAAACTTACTTATATAGACCGCAAAGCTGATGATTGGAAGCGCCAGAACCCTTGGTTCGGGCAGTCAGGTCAGCCTGGGGTTGATGATGAGATGACATTCTTCGCTATGGGCCTGCACCGAAAGCTTACTCGGGAACGTGGCGAACAATATGCGCTCACTGATGAGTATTACGAGAAAATAAATTCTCGCATAAAGGAAAAATTTCCTGAGTATTTTGGTGTACAGGACGAACCAAGAGAAGAAACAAGACGTCCTGCTTCGGTGGTTGCTCCGGCAACGCGCAGCTCGCCACCTAAAAAATTGAAGCTGACCGCCTCGGAAGCTAACGCTGCCCGCAGAATTGGTGTGCCGCTAGAAACTTACGCCAGAGAATTGGCAAAACTTCGTATGGAAGGAAAGCTATGAGCCGCGAATCCCGTGAAGTACAAAACCGTGAACAAACGGAGCGTCCTAAACAGTGGAAGCCTCCCAGCTCATTGCCTGATCCTCTCCCGCGAGACGGTTGGAAGCACCGCTGGGTCAGAACGTCCATCCTTGGGCAGACAGACGCCAGAAATGTGGCAACCCGTCACCAAGATGGATTTGAACCATGCAAATGGGAAGACTATCCAGAAGTAGCCCGAGCCCTGCTCGCAACCGGACCTCAAACCGGAAACATTGAGATTGGTGGATTAATGCTGTGCCGCGCCCCTGTAGAGATGGTCGAGCAACGTAATGGTTATTACATGCAGCAAGCTCGTGATTGGATGCAGAGTGTGGACAGTAATTTCATGCGCGAAAACGACCCAAGGATGCCGCTTTTCAATGACAAACGATCCGAGGTCCGATTCGGTAAGAGATAAACCTCATTTGGAGTAACTTAAATGGCTTACCCGACTATTTCAGGCCCATATGGTCTGCG